GGGTCTTATTATGCGAAGATTTCGCGTTCAGATTTCAATCACTGTAAAGTGCTTGGGATTCTAAATGCGCTTCGAATAAGAAAGACCGCACGTTCGAGACAGACCTTTACTGTGTCTGTCCCTGAGATCTCCGTACAAGTTCTATACTTTATACGGGGTCTCCTGGAGGTCCTCCTCGATTATGACCCTGCTTTCTATAAGCGGGGTTTCGAAGAGTGCCTCGTCGCCGGGATGAAGAAGCTTTCAGATGTTAGTCCACAAGATATTGTGGATGTTCTGAAGTATTTTCTGTCCTACCCTTTTGCCCGTGCCCTCAACCAAGTAGAGTTACCTCTGCGTCCGGAATCTTTTCCGGCTGGCTCCCCTTTTCTGTTTCCTGGTGGATTAGGGCGGTATCTCAGGAATCGAGTTGTTACTCGATCTCAGAAGACTACCGTCTTATTCTACTCGATCTTGCAGGTGAAGCGAGCCTGTGCCACGGTACCCGTATCATTTATCCAGTCCGCCTATGTCAAACATCGGAATGTTTTGACGCGTCCATTGGCCGAGACCGAGTTATCGGAATCGACCATCGGATGGCTCACGGACTATGCTCCTCGTGTACTCAACGGCTTTCGGCCGTCGAAGCCTTCGTTATACGAGGCCTCGAGTGCTGCTTGTTTCGAAAGGACTGTCAGACAAGGTGGCGCCAGAGAAGAGATACTCTCGCGGATGTTTGGAGATTCCCTGTCGACTTCAAGGGACGAGTTACTCGCAATGCGGGAACTTCGGCCCTCGAAAGTAGTTGAAGACAGAGGAATCTGGTTCCCAACCTACGAGGAATATGTGCGTATCTGCCTTGAACAGTCTCAACATCGTTCCGTTATGGTTTCAGCTGTGCTGGAACCTTTAAAGGTCCGAATGATTTCAAAGGGCGAGCCCTTTAGTTATCACGTTGTCAAGACAATTCAAAAGGATATGCACGGTTTTCTTCGTGACCAGGCACCGTTCCTGCTTATAGGAGCCCCTTATCGGGAGTCGTTTTTAAATATCATTGCCCAGAGCGCACCTCCGGATACCCCACTGTGGGTTTCCGGGGATTACTCTGGAGCTACCGATAATATCTCCATCGAAGCCACAAAGATTTTCTTTGAGGCTGTACTTTCGAGGTACACCGATGAGAGATTAAAACATCTCGCCCGACAGGTTCTCTATGAACAGGATCTTCACTATCCGGTAGAGTCCGGGTTATCTTCGAAGACTCAGACACAGGGACAACTTATGGGGTCGCCTCTCTCCTTTCCAATTCTCTGCATGATAAACCTTGCAGCCTACTGGTATACGTTCGAAACGTATTATGGAAAGAAATGCGATTTACCAAAGTTGCCTGTACTTGTCAATGGGGACGACATTCTCTTTAAGTGTGACCATGCTTTCTATAAGTTGTGGTCAGAGAATGTTCGTTCCGTTGGCCTCTTCCCTTCATTAGGGAAGAACTATGTACATTCCAATTACTGTCTGGTGAATTCCCAGTTAACCCGGATCTTCCCTTCGAGAATAGAGGATAACAGTTGGGTTTTGTCCGCAGAGCAAGATACTCGAAAGACC